AAAGGGGGGTTGAATGCCAAGGGGAGAGCATCTTATAATGCAGAAACTGGTGGCAACTTGAAAGCACCAGTAAAGTCGGGGGATAACCCTCGCAGAGCAAGTTTCTTGGCTCGCATGGGCAACATGGCTGGTGCAGAGTACAAGGATGGTGAACCGACAAGACTGCTTCTTTCGCTTAAAGCATGGGGTGCATCCTCAAAAGCTGACGCAAAGGCAAAAGCTAAAGCTATATCCGCAAGGAATAAGGCAAAAGCGAAATGAGAGCACTTTCAGTTGGCGCAAATTTAACAGCCGCAACATTAACGACACTTTATACAGTGCCAACAGGGTACTATGCAAAGGTTGTTTTGCTTCGTGCTACAAACGCCACTGCCGCCAATAAACACATTACATTTGATTGGGTAGATTCTTCTGCATCTGCCACATATTCTGTTGTCTATCAAACAACAATAACAGCTAAAACTACTCAAGATTGGGGTGGTGTATCTTACTTCGTAATGGAAGAAGGAGATATTTTAAAAGCCACATCCGAATCTGCTTCTACTTTTGCAGTATTAGTAACAATTGAAGAAATAGGATTAACAAGACAATGACATACTTAGAACTTGTAAACGATGTACTTGTTAGGTTGCGTGAAGAAACTGTTTCTACAGTTACTGAAACAACTTATTCATCTTTAATTGGTAAATTTGTTAACGATGCAAAACGTCAGATTGAAGATGCTTTTGCATGGAATGTGCTTGGAACAACTATTACTGTGACCACTGTTCAAGGTACTTATTCTTATGCTTTGACAGGTGCTGGTCAAAAATTCCAAGTTCTTGATGTATTGAATACAACAAGCAATCTTCGCATGAAGAATATTGATTTTGCAACCATGAATCGGTATCAAAACTTTTCTACGCCTGTTGAGAGCATTCCTGCATATTACGCATTTGATGGCGTTGATGGTAGTTATGACACAAAGGTAACGATTTATCCTCGTCCTGATGGCGTGTACAGCATCCCATTTAGCCTGACAGTTCCTCAAGCCACATTGTCTTCTGACTCAACTATTGTCAAAGTTCCTGACACATTGGTTGCTCAGAATGCTTATGCTCGTGCTTTGGTTGAGCGTGGTGAAGATGGTGGATTGTCTTCATCTGAGGCTTATTTGCTCTACAAAGCAATGTTGTCTGATTACATTGCTCTAGAAGGCACACGCTATCCTGAGAATCAGGAGTTTGTTGCGATATGAGCCAACCTATTCAAACTTTCAGCATCTCAGCCCCCGGCTTCTATGGGCTGAATACTCAAGACTCGCCTCTTGATTTGAATGCTGGATTTGCATTGGTTGCGACTAATTGCATCATTGACCAATATGGTCGTATTGGCTCACGCAAAGGTTGGTCAAGAGTTAATTCTTCTTCAGGTAACTTAGGCGCAAATGATGTCAAGGTTATCCATGAATTAGTGCAATCTGATGGCTCTTTGACTGTATTATTTGCTGGTAACAACAAACTATTTAAACTTAGTTCAACAAATACTGTTACTGAATTGACTTATGGCGGTGGCGGTGTTGCACCTACCATTACAGCAAGTAATTGGCAATGTGCTTCATTGAATGGCATCACATATTTCTTTCAGTCTAATCACAATCCATTGATCTATGACCCTGCTGTATCGACTACAACATATCGCAGAGTATCAGAGAAAACTGGTTATGTAGCAACTGTGCCAGATGCCAATATTGCTATTTCTGCTTTTGGTAGATTGTGGGTAGCTGAAACAACATCTAATAATTCAACTGTTTATTTCAGTGATTTAGTTGCTGGTCACGTATGGTCAACAGGCACTGCTGGTTCATTAGATGTCAGTAGAGTTTGGGCAAATGGTACTGACCAAATTACTGGACTTGCGGCACATAATGGATTCTTGTTTATTTTTGGTAAACGACAAATTCTTGTTTACCGAGATGCGACAACTCCATTAACCATGTCAATCAGTGACACTGTTGAAGGCATTGGTTGCATTGCTCGTGACAGCATCCAAACCACCAGCACTGATGTGTTGTTCTTGTCAAACTCTGGTGTCAGATCGCTAATGAGAACGATTCAAGAGAAGTCTGCGCCTGAGAGGGACTTATCCAAGAATATACGCAATGATTTAATGGGTACTGTGGCTGGAGAGACATTGGCAAATATCAAGTCTGTGTATTCGGAGCGTGAAGCCTTTTATTTGCTGACAACCCCTAGCATTGATACTACTTGGTGCTTTGATACCAAAGCATATTTGGCTGATGGTTCTGCAAGGGTAACTACTTGGGATTCAATTACACCTAAGTCTTTCTTATCTCGTAGAGATGGAAGTCTGTACATTGGTCAAAATGGTTATGTTGGTTGGTACAACACTTATCAAGACTACACTTCTTCATATCGGATGTTGTATTACACAAACCATGCTGATCTTGGTAACCAGAATGTCACTTCAATATTGAAAAAATTATCAATTGTTGTGATTGGTGGAACAAATCAAACAGTTACATTTAAGTGGGGATTTGATTTCAAGTCAAATTATTTGTCTGACAATGCAACTATTCCAACACAAGGAGTTTATTACTATGGTGTTGCTGAATATGGAGCAAATGCCACAACTGTAGCTTACTATTCTGATGGTGTTGCATTGCAAACATTGGTAGTTTCTGCATCAGGTGCTGGAAAAGTTGTGCAAACAGGTTATGAATCAGACATTAATGGCACTGCATTGTCTATTCAGAAGATTGAAATTCAAGCCAAAAATGGCAAGATGACTTAAAGGAACATTATGAGTGACTACACCAAGAGCACGAACTTTGCCAGTAAAGATAATTTATCTTCTGGTAACCCTTTGAAGATTGTCAAAGGTACTGAGATTGATACAGAATTCAATAACATTGCCACTGCTGTTGCAACAAAGGCAGATTTAGCAAGTCCTACCTTTACTGGAACTCCTACATTACCAACAGGTACTATTGCAACTACTCAGTCTAGTGGCAATAGTTCAACTGCATTAGCAACAACTGCTTTTGTTCAAACAGCATTAGCGGCTATGTATCCAGTAGGTTCAATCTATACAAATGCAAGCGTAAGCACTAATCCAGCAACTTTGCTTGGATTTGGTACTTGGACTGCATTTGCCGCTGGTCGTGTCATGGTTGGTTTTAATGCAAGCAATTCATTATTTGACACTGCTGAAGAAACTGGTGGTAGTGCAGATGCAATTACTGTTAGCCACACTCACACAGCAACAGTTACTGACTCAGGTCACACTCATACATCACTTGTAAGACCCGGAGGTACAGTAACTGGTGGTGGTTCAGTTCCATATGTGACTGATGGAAATACTGGTAGTGCAACTACTGGCATCAGTGTTGGAATTAGCACTACTGGCTCAAGTGGCACAAATGCTAACTATCAGCCGTACATTACTGTTTATATGTGGAAAAGGACTGCATGAAGACACCAGTAATCTTCCATGATGATTACATAGTGTTTTTGGAAAATGATTATGGGTTCACTTTTATTCATTGTGATTGCATAAAGTGGACAAAGAGTGTGAAGAATGATTTGTTGAGTGATTTGAAAAAGTTGTTTGAGATACATAGAAGTGAGATTTATGCGATACATGAAATTGGTGATGTAAAGCATAAAAAGTTTTTAGGTATCGTTGGATTTGAATATCTGAAAGATTTTGTCGGTTCAGATACAAAAGTAAGACAAATATTTGTCAGGAGAATATGATGGGAATTGGAGCGGCGGCAGTATTAGGAGGCGCATCACTGTTAGGTGGTGCTATGCAGAGCAGGGCGGCTCGTGATGCCGCTAATCAATCTGCACAGGCTCAACTTGAATCAGCACGAATTGCGGCTGAAGCGGCTAAGTTTCGCCCTGTTGGGATAACAAGTCGTTACGGCACTTCAAATTTCCAATTCACCCCTGAAGGTTATCTAACTGGTGCTGGTTATACAGTCAGCCCTGAGTTAAAGGC